TCCAATGAATAATTTAAGGAAAGCCGCTAAGAGTGGAGATTGGCCTAGTATGATGCTTGAATACATGGCTAACAAAGCAGGATTACAGGGTGTTTTACCCCCAAAAGAAGACGAAAACACCATACAAACAGTACTACCGAAGTCAATTAAAGGGTTAAAGTAGTATAATTAATTAATAATATGTATGTATAATATATTATTATATGCGAAGGCTTATTTTTTTCATAAAAAAAAGCGAGTAGTTTAAATATTACTTTCCATAATAGGGATTATCACAAGTATTATAGGGATTCAACTAATAAATAATTATACATACATATTATTATATAGGTACACTGTCTGTCAAATCATGACTACTTACATAATAGACTGGGAAAACGAAACAATAGAAGGTCCATTTAGGAACAAAAATCAACTAATAGACTTTTTATTAAATAAAGTCGATGGACTTGAATTTGTTGATACATTAAAAGAAGCACAAGAATCGGGCTTCGAGAGGTTCTAAATGCCCGCAGGTAGACCCGCAGAGTTAGATAGTAATGGAAGGCCAATAACTAAGTGTTTAGTTAATTGTACTATCCCTGTTAAGCTAAGAGATTTCTTAGTAGAACATAAGATCAATAGAAGTGAATTATTTAGGACTGCTGCATTAAAAATGATGGAGCTAAAAATATGTCCTTATTGTTACAGTCATGATATTAATGAAACTCCAAAAGGTTGGAGGTGTGGTAACTCACTAGATAAATATAATAAATTAGAAGGAGTTAATAACGGCACAACTAACTGCGGTAAATGGTTAAAGTTTAAACGTTGTGATTTATGTGAAGCAATCCATACACCAACTTCAGGTATTCATGACGTTAATGGAAAAATAGGTTGCGACCAATGCCCAGAAGTTATTAAGCAAAAAGAAGATAACAAAAAGATTAACGTGGTGTTTGGTAATGATTAGACACGAATTTAATTATGGTAAAAATTGGACAACTGTAAGGTGTAACCATTGTAATAAATTATATGTTTACTGTGTTAATAGGGATGGAACTTACAATACTAAGTGCGTAAAGAGAAAAGACTTAAGTAACAAACCCCAATAACGCCAGAATGGCACCAAGAAGAAAGGTTCGCAGAAGCAGACCAAAACGCACATTCAATATATCGGCAATCGAAGGGGGCGCAGCTATCAGTTTATTAGGTAGTACAGGCGCAGCCGCGGCAGCACAAGAGGCTCTAAATGGTAACATTAAAGGGGCAGTTAATACATTACAATCAAACATAATGTCCAATAAGTCTAAGATTTTAGGGACACTCGGGGCTGCGGCCATTGGGAAGTTTGTAGCAAAATCATTCAGAGTAGGCCGCGTAGCTAAACTTGGCCCTATCGGAGTTTCTTTATAGGTATAAATTATGGCATTTTACAGAACAAGAGAAGGGGCAATCACTGCGGCAAATTCGTTTACCGCCCTCGATTCGCTCTATGGTCAGAGCACTACCGCATCCTGTCAAGTACCTTCGGGTTCTTCACAGATTGTAGGTATAATTGCATCTATCGCAACAGATAGCGCAACCAATGGAGCCGCAACCTTTGCTATGCAATTAAGCGGTGATGGATTATCTTCAGGACAAGAAACACTATGTATCGGCAGTCAAGGCGTAGATGGAACACCAGCATCTAACGGTATGACAAATATGCCAATGACATTAGATGTTGCAATCCCTGTTGTAGGGTCTAACCAAGTTTCTATTGCTGTAGCAATGGATGTCGATGTGGGCAGCGCCCAAGCTAGTGTAACTCTGGTTTTTGCATAAATTTAGGGGCTTAAATGCCTAATAAACGAGTAGGTTACGCTCCTTGGAGTTTAACCAGAGAAGCAGGTGTACAATCTGCAACTGTTGAAGGAACTATTGAAGTTCCCCAGAATGTACAGCCTACGCTTTCTACGGGATTTGTAGATGAGAAAGGTAATTGGCAGGGTACTAAATCAAGTGATGAAGAGTTTTTTGGATTTACTAAACACGTAGCAGTACCTAACGGTGCAGTAACATTAAGCCCAGATACAGGAAATAGAAATTATATTGACATGACGGGTTTTGATCACATATTTATTGCAATTAAACCAAGCAATGGCGGCAATTACAAAATACAGGCAGTTATGGGGCCAGATACAGAAAGCTTTGCTAATTTACAACCCGTAAACCCTGCTAATGATTTAAAATACATTTCAAACGGTAGCGATGAATCGGACACCAAAGCGTTTGCTAACTGTTTAAACGATGCAGCAGAAGCTTTAACAGCTAATGTATGGAATATATTTCAAGTGCAAGACAGATTAAAAGGCCAAAAGCTATTACAGTTTAAAATAACAAATAATAGTGGTGGAGAATCTGAAATAGATGTTTCATTTATGAGGTTAGTATAATTGCCCACTAAACGAGAACGTGAGTATTACCGTATGGGTTATTCTGATGGTTTAAAGGATAGAAAAGGAGTTAGTGCTTCAAAATATGAAGATATATACGTTTCTGAATACGCGGTCGATACTGTTAAGCCTCGATCGCGACCTAAACGTAAACTATCAGCATGGAATAAGTTTGTTAAGGCTAACAGTAAAAAGAAGATCTACCGATATGCTAACGGTAAACTAAAGCTAAAGAAAATGGGAATAGCATTTAGAAAGAAAAAGAGGCGTTAATTGGGTAAATTGGCCGCTCTCGTAGCCATTCCCTTGGGACTTTTAGCGTTAAAACGCTTACAAAAAGAGTTTCCTGACGATCCAACGCCAAAAAAGTTAGTACCTGAAGGATTTACATTAGGACCCGCAGGGACAAACATGGATATTGCGCCATTGTTTCCTGAGGGTTTACAATTAACAACTAGGATTCCGGGAGGCGCAGCTAAGGCAACAGGGCCAACGGTACCATTAGGCATGGGTACCGATGCGGTCCCATTTTTCCCAGAGACTGCAGCCACTGCAGGAAAAGAATTTGCTGCTAAAAAACCTTTTGAATTTGGGAGCTTTAAATTTGATTGGAGAAAATTATAATGGCTTATGCTTTAGTTCCTGACGGGTACAAACTCCAGAAAGTAACTAAGCAGCAAAAAGAAGCAGTTGACAAACACACTAGCAACGAAGCAATACAAGCCTTTTTTGATGGTCCTGCTAGTGGAGAATTGGTTAAGGCAGTTGCTATAGTCGTCACTCCTATCGTACTAGCTGCCTTAGCCAAACAAATAGATTTACCAGATTTTAACGTTACTTCTTTTATTGATGATCAATTATCTAAAATTTTACCTGATATTGATTTAGGTAAATTTTCCCTTTAACGGGTCCTAGTCTCAAAAGCTTTTTCCCAGAATTTTTAAAAATAGGACCCCAATGTTAACTTATGGAGTTGACACAATTTGTTCTACCTTTGTTTGTTGCGATTGAAATTATTATAATTTTAGCGCTGTACCGTTTTATTTTAAGAGACTGGATAATCCAAAAATGGGAAGCTAAAATGGATGAAGAAGGATGGCTTGTTATCCGACTCGAACCAGTTATAGACGAGATTGAAGATAGGATGCATGATAAGCTTGAACAGTTTCAATCTTCTTTTTTTGGTTCAATTGGAGCAATGACTAAGAAAGCACAAAATTTGGATCCAATGAATAATTTAAGGAAAGCCGCTAAGAGTGGAGATTGGCCTAGTATGATGCTTGAATACATGGCTAACAAAGCAGGATTACAGGGTGTTTTACCCCCAAAAGAAGACGAAAACACCAT